ATACACACTGTACGCTAGACAATAATCGATGGGTATGGCATCAAGAGGTATACGATCAGATCCTTTACAAGTCAATGGGTAAAGCACCTGTTGACAGTAACCCTTGGCTTGTGCTACGCTTTAACCACGTAGACGGAGAGGTCTACGGACGTGGTAGAGTGGAAGAGTTTCTTGGTGATCTAAAGTCACTTGAAGCTCTGTCACAAGCCATCGTTGAAGGCAGCGCAGCAGCTGCTAAAGTAGTGTTCACTATCTCACCAAGCAGTACCACCAAACCATCAACGCTTGCCAAGGCAGGCAATGGTGCTATCATCCAGGGACGACCTGATGATATTGGTGTGGTGCAAGTTGGTAAGACAGCTGACTTCCAAACAGCTTATCAAATGATTGGGTCTTTAACTCAACGTTTGAGTGAAGCATTCCTAATTATGAACGTTAGGGACTCTGAACGCACTACAGCTGAAGAGGTTCGGATGACACAACTTGAGCTGGAACAACAACTTGGAGGATTATTCAGCCTACTAACTGTTGAGTTCCTTGTCCCTTATCTTAACCGTAAACTTTCTGTTGCACAAAAGACTGGAGAGATCCCACGTTTACCTAAAGGTGGTATTGTTAAACCAACAATCGTTGCTGGTATCAATGCACTTGGTCGTGGTCAAGATCGTGAAAGCCTTGGTCAATTCCTACAGATCATTGCACAAACTATTGGACCTGAAGCTATTGGTCAGTTCATCAATACTGATGAAGTTATCAAACGTCTTGCAGCTGCCTCTGGTATCGACGTACTTAACCTTGTGAAGAGTATGGAAGAACAACAGGGTGAACAGCAACAAGCTATGGAACAACAACAAGCAATGGCTGCTCAACAACAAGAACCACAGATGGCTGCTGTTGAACAGAAACGTGAACAAGCTGCAATGCAGATGATGCAACAGCAACCACCAGAACCAACCCCACCACAATAATATGCCTGAAACACTTACGATGAATGATACACCTGCTGATCAGCCAGAAATGAATGCTGATGAGCAAGACTCTTTGCAGGTTGCTGAGTCTCTTGAGGGTGCAGAGCAACCGCTGTTGGCTGGTAAATTTAAGGACCAGTCATCATTAGAACAAGCTTATATTGCACTACAAAAGAAACTTGGTGAACCGAGTGATGAACCAGAAGCCGGTGAAGAAGTAGAGCAAGAAGAACAACCAGCAGAAGAAAACACAGAAGAAGAAGAATCTTCTGATGATCAACTTACTGAAGAACAAGCTGGTCAACTATTTGAAATGGTTGGCGGTGAGAAAGCATACAAATCAATGCTTAGTTGGGCAGGTGAAAACATGTCTAAAGAAGAAGTTAGTATGTATGATTCTGTAATGGCTAGCGGTAATGCTAACTCTATTTACTTTGCTGTACAAGCATTGAGTAATAAGTATAGTGATGCTGTGGGTAATGATGGACAATTACTTACTGGTAAGCGTTCTGCTGCTCAGCAAAATGAACAGTTCCGTAGTCAACAGGAACTTGTACAAGCTATGAATGATCCACGCTATGATAATGACCCTGCATTCAGGGATGACGTTATACGTAAACTTCAAAACTCTGACATTGAATTCTAATGACTGTTACCACCAACGATCGCGGACAACAGAACCTCTTTGCTAAAGAACCCACCATGTACACTGACGAAAACTACACTGTGAATCACAACGACAAAGCAGAAAAACTCAACGGTCGCCTAGCTATGCTAGGTGTGATGGCTGCGCTTGGAGCGTATGCACTAACTGGTCAAATTATCCCTGGAGTATGGTAATGCCACAAGGTAAAGGAACTTACGGATCACAGAAAGGTAGGCCACCTATGAAAGGTACTAAGAAAGGTACTAAAAAGTAATGGCTAAGAACGTTAGCCTAAAGATCGGTACACACAAGTCACGATCTGGTGGTCTTACTAAAGCTGGTCGTGAAAAGTATAACCGGGAAACTGGTTCTAATCTAAAGGCACCACAACCTGGTGGCGGAAAGCGTAAGAAGTCTTTCTGTGCTAGGATGGGTGGTGTCAAAGGTCCAATGAAAGACAGCAAGGGTCGTCCCACACGGAAGGCTCTTGCATTACGTAAATGGAAATGTGGTAAATCCTAATGGCTAAACGAGGTCTCTACGCTAACATACACGCAAAGAAAATGCGTATCGCAAAAGGCTCTAATGAAAAGATGCGTAAGCCAGGAAGCAAAGGTGCTCCTACTGCTGCCAACTTTAAACGAGCTGCTAAAACTGCTAAAAAATCATGATTGAATGCCCACAATGTACTGCGCCTCAGCAGTACGTTCTAGAACAACTACAGACTTCTGCTGGTGTGACAGACCGTACAGCACTGGCAGTCATTATGGGTAACATCCAACAAGAGTCTAACTTTAAACCTAACATCTGCGAGGGTGGTGCTATCGTTCCTTACGATCGCTGTCTTAGTGGTGGATATGGTTTGATTCAATGGACATCCATTGAGCGGTACATTGGTCTTGGCAGCCACTGTGCCGAACGCAAACAAGATCCTAGTGGTCTCAAATGTCAAACTGATTACTTAATAAAGGAGATGCGGTTTAGAAAAGATCTTTATGCTTTTCAAACTAAACATCAAGCTATTCCTTATTACATGAATGCTGCATACTACTGGTTAGGCTGGGGTGTTCATGGTAATCGTACACAACATACTTATTCTTTTCTAACTAAACTACAATGAAATTTTTTGCTATCCTCCCCGCAACTTTGTTTGCTGCTTCACCCGTTCTGGCTGGTCCTTATGTAAACGTTGAGAACAACGCTGGCTTTAGTGGCTCTAACTTTATTGGGCATGTTACAGATTTCCATCTTGGATATGAAAATGGTAATGGCTACAGCTCTTATTATGTACAAGCTGGTCCCTCTATCTTTGCACCTGATGGTGGTGAAGAAGAAACTAAACTGACTGGTAAGCTTGGCGGTTCAGTTCAAGCAACAGAGCGCCTCTCCGTATATGGTGAAGTCGCTGCAACCTTTGATGATGTAAATGATTACGGCACTAAGGTCGGAGTCAAGTACAGCTTCTAATAGCTAAATAGAATAAGGGAGGTGCAATTCCTCCCCTAGCTCTAGACTGCCAGGTCTTTAAATTGGTCTTACTTAATCGTTCAAATAACAATGCACTACTATTTAAATGGCTACGTCTACAATCGCGCTACAACAACAAAAGAATATTTGGAACAACTTCTGTGACTGGGTAACCAGTACTAACAACCGACTGTATGTTGGTTGGTTCGGAGTCCTTATGGTTCCAACACTAATCGCTGCTACAACCTGCTTCATCGTTGCATTTATTGCAGCTCCACCCGTTGACATCGACGGTATTCGTGAGCCCGTTGCTGGCTCTCTCATGTATGGAAACAACATTATCTCAGGGGCAGTCGTCCCATCTTCAAACGCCATCGGTCTACATTTCTACCCAATCTGGGAAGCTGCCTCACTCGACGAGTGGCTCTACAACGGCGGTCCTTTCCAACTGGTTGTCTTCCACTTCCTTATTGGTATCTATGCTTACATGGGACGAGAGTGGGAACTTAGTTATCGCCTTGGAATGAGGCCCTGGATCTTTGTTGCATACTCCGCACCCGTGGCAGCGGCATCCGCTGTATTCCTTGTTTATCCCTTTGGACAAGGTAGCTTTTCAGACGCTATGCCTCTTGGCATTTCCGGTACTTTTAATTATATGTTGGTTTTCCAAGCCGAGCACAACATCCTCATGCACCCCTTCCACATGTTGGGAGTTGCTGGTGTTTTTGGTGGTAGCTTGTTCTCAGCTATGCATGGATCACTGGTTACGTCTTCCCTTGTACGTGAGACAACTGAAACTGAAAGTCAGAACTATGGTTACAAGTTCGGACAAGAAGAAGAGACTTATAATATTGTTGCAGCACATGGTTACTTTGGTCGCCTCATTTTTCAATATGCGTCTTTTAATAATAGCCGTAGCTTGCACTTCTTTCTCGCTGCTTGGCCTGTCGTGGGTATCTGGTTTACTGCTCTTGGGGTTAGTACTATGGCATTCAACTTGAATGGCTTTAACTTCAACCAATCAATCCAGTCCAGTGATGGACACGTCGTCAGCACTTGGGCTGACATCTTGAACCGTGCTGGTCTTGGTATGGAAGTTATGCATGAACGTAATGCACATAACTTTCCACTTGACTTAGCTTCAACT